TGAATGTGATGATACAGATGTGTTTCAAAATGCTCCGCTTATCCCCGGCGAAGGTGTAAGAGCCTTAACAGGGGTTTATGTGTATGTTTCCAACATAGCCGCAACGCAGATCTATTATGGCTAAGACCCCGGCGTGGCAACGTAAAGAAGGAAAAAACCCAAAAGGTGGCCTTAACGCCAAAGGCCGTGCTTCTTATAACGCAGCCAACCCAGGCAAACCTGGGTTAAAAGCGCCGCAACCTGAAGGTGGTTCTCGCCGGGATTCTTTTTGTGCTCGGATGAAAGGGCATAAGAAAAAGAATACTTCAGCAGAGACAGCAAAAGACCCTAACAGTAGAATCAATAAGGCGTTGCGGGCATGGAAATGTTGACCTGTACTCGCTGTAAAGAGGAAAAACCAGAAACAATTGAGTTCTTTCCACCCCATAATAAAAAGCGTAACGGTTTAGATAGCTGGTGTCGTAGCTGCCGTGCGTCGTATAGAAATGCTAATTGTCGAGGAAAGTTTCGTGCTGTAATCACGGATGAAGCTTTAGCAAATATAAAAGCAACTGTTACGGAATGTGTAATTTGTGGAGATGGTGGGCCTTTGGTTGTTGATCACGATCATGTAACTGGAGAAGTAAGAGGTATGCTTTGTAGTCATTGCAACCGGGGTTTAGGACATTTTCGAGATGATCCAATGTTGTTAGAATTCGCGGCGCAATATCTCTATGCTTCGTCTGACGCCCCTGAATGGGATGCGTATAGAGCTAAGGTGGAGCAATGTTAAATGGAAACAGGTACGCTTGTTTGGAATTTGGTTACGTCGTTTTTCGTGGCACTTGTGATGTTCATGCTTAAACATGCCTCTGATGAACAAAAACGTATTCAGATCTTGTTAAACAAAACCCGCGAGGAAATAGCCCGTGACCACATCACTCGTGCAGAGGTCCGTGCAGATCTTGAAAAAATTATGGAACGCTTTGATGCTGGCTTTGAGCGGCTTGAAGCAAAAATTGACCAGTTGGCTAAGAAAGGATAATCATGCCAGCGGTCAGTGATAAGCAAGAGAAGTTTATGCAAGCTGTGGCCCATAATCCAAAGTTTGCTAAAAAAGTAGGTGTCCCTCAATCCGTTGGTAAGGAGTTTACTGGTATGAAAAAGATGAACATGGGCGGCATGGCCGCAAGCAAGATGGGTGCTGTTAAAACTGCTGCCCCAAGTCGTGACGGTGTTGCTACCAAGGGTAAAACCAAAGGCAAGCAAATCAAAATGGCTGGTAGCGGTATGAAGAGCGGTGGCAAGGTCAAGAAAATGGCCTACGGCGGCAAGGCTTGCTGAAATGATGACATCTCGCGGGATGGGGGCAATCTCGCCCTCAAAAATGCCCACTGCCAAGCGTAAAGCTAGGCGGGATGATACTGATTTTGATCAGTATGCTGAAGGTGGCAAAGTTAATGCGGCAGGTAATTACACCAAACCTGGGTTACGCAAAAAGATCGTAGCCCAAGTTAAAGCCGCAGCAACGCATGGCACAGGCGCAGGGCAGTGGTCCGCGAGAAAAAGTCAATTAGTTGCAAAAAAATATAAGGCTGCTGGCGGCGGGTACAGAGATTGAAAGCCCCGCAAAAGTCGCTGAAAGATTGGGGTGACCAGAAATGGCGGACGAAAAGTGGTAAACCGTCTAGCAAAACTGGCGAACGATACCTCCCGTCAGCGGCGATTAATGCACTTTCTCCAGCAGAGTATGCAGCCACTACAAAAGCTAAACGAGCAGGTAAGAGCGCAGGTAAGCAGTTCGTTAAACAACCGGCAAAAATTGCCGCAAAGACTGCGAGATTTAGATGACCACTAGCGGTTCAACCGACTTTAATCTTGAGTTCACCGACATAGCTGAAGAAGCGTTTGAGCGGGCTGGGCGTGAGATGCGCTCAGGTTATGACTTGCGTACGGCTCGTCGGTCGATGAACCTCTTGACGATTGAGTGGGCGAATCGTGGCATCAATATGTGGACAATCGAGCAAGGTACTCAAAACCTTGAGCAAGGCACTGCAACATACGATTTACCCCTTGATACTATTGATCTTCTCGAACACGTTATAAGGACAGGAGCGGGGAATGCCTCTACGCAAGCTGACCTCACCCTTACACGGATTAGTGTCTCCACCTACGCCACAATTCCAAACAAACTTGCTCAAGCACGACCGATACAAATTTACATCAGCCGTAACTCCGGCGCTACGTACCCCGCAACAAGTGCGTACGAACCAGGACAAACCGCTTATCCGCAATTCACAGTCTGGCCTGTACCTGACCAAGGGACGTTAGCCTCTCCATATTATCAAGTCGTTTATTGGCGTATGCGGCGGGTGCAAAATGCGGGGGATGGTATTCAGACTCCTGATATGCCGTTCCGGTTCTTGCCTTGTATTACAGCAGGGTTAGCGTACTACATTGCTCAGAAGATTCCTGAAGGCACCCCACGTATTGATATGCTTAAAGCTGCTTATGAAGAGCAGTGGAACTACGCCGCTGGTGAAGATCGAGAGAAAGCTGCTGTACGATTTGTCCCTCGTAGGATGTATTTGGGTAATACTGGGAGCTTCTAATGCCCAATCAGTTTGCAGCGGGTAAATATGCTATTGCCCAGTGCGATAGGTGTAACTTTCGCTACAAACTAAAACAGCTTAAATCGCTGGTTATTAAGACTAAAAACGTCAATATTTTAGTCTGCCCTGAATGTTGGGAACCTGATCAGCCACAGTTGCAGCTTGGTATGTACCCTGTGTATGACCCACAGGCTATTCGTAACCCTCGTGTAGATTCAAATTCTTACAGACAAGCGGGTATAAATGGGTTAAGAATTGAGCCAGTAAACAATGATTCTAGCCAAGATGAGCTTGGTACGATTACAATGGGAAGTAGGATTATTCAGTGGGGTTGGAACCCTGTTGGTGGAGCAAGGTCTTTTGATGCTGCACTTACGCCCAATGATTTAGCCGCTCCTGGCCTTGTTAATTCAGTTACTGTTTCTTAGGAGTTTATGATGGATAAAGCAGACCTTAAACAAGATAAAAAGATGATTGCTGGTGCCGTGCACAAGCATGAAAAAAAGATGCACCCTGGTAAGCCTATGACTAAACTTAAAAAGGGTGGGCCAACAGGTATGGATATGCGTAAGATGGGCAGAAATATGGCCCGCGCACGTAACCAAGGAATGAAATAATGGCTAAGTACAGTATGAAAAAAGGCGGTAAAGAAGTTGGCCCTGCGTCAACTTACGCCGAACCCCATACGATGCAGGGTAAAAAGACCAAGGTTGAAGCCAACCCTGGTTCTGGCCCGGATCATAGCAAAACAGATACCTTACGTATGAGTGTAGGTGCGTACACTAACCGTGAAAACAATGCTGTTAAAACCTCTGGCATCAAGATGCGCGGTACAGGTTGCGCTACAAAAGGCACAATGAGCAGAGGGCCGATGGCGTGAATTATACGGAGTTAAAAAAGGCTATCCGAGGGTATGTAGAGAACGATTTTCCTACTATTACGTTTACTGATTCAGTAACAACGTGGACCTCGGATGACCAGCTTGCAACATTTGTTAAGCAGGCTGAGCAGCGCATTTATAACTCCATGCAGTTTCCGTCAATACGTAAAAACATGACGGGCGTTACTGCTATAAATAACAGATACCTTGAATGCCCCCCTGATTTTTTATCGCCTTATAGTCTTGCTGTTATTGACGCAAACGGTCGGTATTATTATTTGCTAAACAAAGATGTTAATTTTATCCGTGAAGCCTATCCTGTCCCCACAGGTGCGGGCAATACAGGGCGACCAAGACATTACGCTATTTTTGGCCCTACTGTTGTTAACGACGTAATTACTAACGAGTTAAGTTTCATTCTTGGTCCCACACCCGATGCAATATACACAATGGAATTGCATTACTACTATTACCCAGAATCTATTGTAACTGCGGGTACAACTTGGCTTGGTGATAACTTTGATACGGTTTTATTGTATGGCGCACTAAGAGAAGGTTACTTTTTTATCAAAGCTGACCCTGATATGATGGCAGCGGTTCAGGCTAAATACGATGAAGCTTTAGCTCTTGCAAAACGTTTGGCAGATGGTTTAGAGCGTCAAGATGCCTACAGGTCTGGGCAGTACAGACAAGCGGTAACCTGATATGGCTATTTATCAAACCATGTGTACAAGCTTTAAGGCAGAAGTTGCCCAAGGGCTGCACAACTTTACAACAGGGACAGGCAATGTTTTTAAACTCGCTTTGTACGTCGCAACTGCCGATCTCGGTGCAGATACCACCGTCTACACATCGTCGGGTGAATCCAGTGGAACCAACTATTCCGCAGGGGGGATTGCACTCACAAACATCACGCCAACAACATCAGGGACAACCGGATATTGGTCATTCCAAAACGCTACGTTTTCAAACGTTACTCTTACGTGCGCGGGGGCTTTAATCTATAATTCTACAAATGGCAATCGCGCTGTTTGTGTTTTAAGTTTTGGTAGTACGATAACTAAAGTTGCTTCAAGCCTTGTAATTACCTTCCCCGCCAATGATGCTACTAACGCCGTTTTAAGGATCGCATAATGGAACTCAAAGCCAAAATCTCTGACACAACCGAAAGCGGTTTGATGATGAACTCTCAATCCAATGAAGGTCTCAAAGCCACGGGTAAGTT